TTACCCGGGCTTGTTTGCCACCGCTGTGATCGCATCGCCGAGACCTGTCTGCGCGGCATGCGCGATCTGGCGCGCGGCCAGCAGCAGACCATTTCGATGGAAGTCGCCGATCTGCCCGTCGGTACTTCCGTCCACGCGTGCGCGCTCTGCCGCGTGCAGAAGATCGAGCACGGCGGTCAGTGCGGACAGTGAACGGCCGAGGGAGGCGAGGGTCTGTGCGTTGAGCATCTGCGTGGTGCACGGCTGGCCGTCTTCGCCCTCTCCCCTGCGGATCGCATCCAGGAAGGTGAAGAACATCGGCTGCGCGGGAGGGAACTGCTGCTCCTTCAGTGCGCACTCGATCTCGCGTGCGAGGTCTTCGGGAACATTGCTGGCGATGTCGCCGATCAGAGCGTGCAGGCGCGGAATGAGGACGGTGTTGTTGGTCATGGTGGAACCCTCACTGGCATAGGGCCACCTTCCAAAGAGAAGGTGGCGGACGGTGCGGGTTGGCGTGCCAAGGCAGAAAAGCTCACTGGGAGAAAAGGCCTGGCGGATCTTGCGATCCCCACACACCGCCCGCCATTGAAGGCAGTCGGTGCATTCTCATTGCTGCGATAGAAATCGCAGCATCCAGTGAGCCTGTTCGTTTATTCGAGACGCCAATCCCGGCCAAGGCAACCTGCCTCGGCCCGGCGATCATCGAGTCGAACAATCACACTGGTCTGTAAGGAAATTTCGCAACTGCACCCGGGCGTACCGCGAGTTCCCCGATCTGTGCGGGACAGCACCCGCACGCCGTGCAGCGCATCACTGATGGCGTCATTCACCGACCGCGCTGACCCTGCGCCTGGCGTCACCCTGCATGCACGAACGTGGCGATCACGTCACTCCGCGCGGCGCATGCCATCGATGGAAGCAGAGGGTTCCATCCATGCGCTGTCCCGCCGCCCTCGGCGGGCGTAATCTCGGCCCATTGCCGCGTCCCCTCCCATCCCTGGAGTGCCACCATGCCGCTCGCCCGTATCGATCTTCGCAAAGGTAAATCCGTCGAGTATCGCCAGCGTGTCGGCGAAGCAATCTACCAGGCCATGCGCGCCGTCGGCGTGCCGGAAGACGATCGCTTCCAGATCTTCCAGGAGCACGACGCCGGCACGCTCGTGTTCGACCCGGGTTATCTCGGCATCGCCCGCACCGATGATTTCATCTGCATCCAGATCACCTGGAACGAAGGGCGCACGCTGGAGCAGAAGAAGGCGCTGTATGCCGGTATTGCCGATGGACTGCACGCGGCGGTGGGGATCCGCCGCGAGGATGTGTTCATCAATCTGGTGGAAGTGAAGAAGGAGAACTGGTCGTTCGGTAATGGCCAAGCGCAGTACGTGAGCTGATGCGCGAAGAGCATCCACGCATGGCGTGGATCTACTGCGGGCAGCGCAGGGGCTAGGAGGCCAGTCCACGCATGGCGTGGATCTACACTTCGCTGCCCACCTGCGGGGTCTGCTTGACCGCTGCGCTGCTGGCCGCCTTCACCGATTCGGCGCTGTTGGGTTGCTCGCATTCGATGCTGGTGCGATAGCCGTCGCTGCCGATGCTGTGTTCGGCGCGCTTGACCAGCCACTCGCCATCCACGCCATCGCGAAAGCCCTGCATGATCACCGTGGCCTCGGCCATCAGCGTCTCGCGGCCTGGAAGGCTGTAGCTCAGCGTACGCGTCTGCCGCGCCTGCTCGCGGTGCTTGGCGCGCGCTGCGGCTTCGGCGGTTTCGCGGTCGGCATAGGCCATGCGCAGGCGCACGATCGGTTCGCCGCTGCCCACCTTCACCTCCTGGCGCTGCGCGCCACGCACATCGCGGTAGTAGGCGATGGTGGTGCCGGCATCGTCGCGGGCGGCGATGGTGACGCGGTAGCTGCTGCCATCGGCCGGCGTGAGGGTCACCTCCGGAATGCGCTCGCCACTGGCGGTGGTCGATTCGCCACGTTTGACCAGCATCAGCCGGCCGCCGCCCGGTTTGGCGATGGCGTCGTGCTGTTTGGCCAAGCGCAGCAGCAGGTTCATGTCCGACTCCTGCGATTGCACCGTCAGCGGCAGCACGATGGATGCCAGCGACGCACTTACCGCAGCGATCAGGCCGTGTTCGGCGGCCATCCGCTTGACCATGTCGCCAATCGTCGTGCCTTTTTTCCACGTGCGCGTTTTCTGCGTCTGCAGATCGTTCTTGCCGCCTTTGCTGGTTTCAAACGGCGCGGCACGTGCGCGCAGAGTCATGCTGCCGGGGTAGCCTGAAATCTCCACCTCGTCGCAGACGTACAGGCCCATGCGCCGCACTTCGCCGTCGTAGCCGATGAAGGCCTCCAGCTCCGCGCCCACCGGTGGCAGCTGGATCGGATCGTTCGGATCGTGGTCGGCCAACTGCAGCTCCAACGTGTCCGAGCTGTTGCCGGTCTCGTCGGTGATGCGCAGTGACTTGAAGCGCGACATGATCTTGTCGGTGATGTCCTGGCTGTTGGCCACCACGCGGAACGCAGGTGCGATGTTCAATCCCATAGCGATACTCCCTTGCGTTCCTTGGCGGGGCGCTGCACGTCCGGCAGGACAATCGCCACGCCGGCAGTGAGCACCGGGCCGCGCGCGGCCAGGCCGGGGTTGGCATCGAACACCGCGCGCAGGATCGCCGGCGATTGCTCGCCATAGTGCGCGTAGGCAACGCGGTCGACGACATCGCCATCGCGGGTGTTATACGTTCGTGCCATCGCTGTGCTTCCGGAGAGTGAGTGTGAAGTCCTGCTTCTGGATCTGGCTGTCGACGGTGAATTCGCTGGAGGTGACGTCGATTTTCTCGATGACCCACAGACCCAGGTTGCCGCCCTTGCCGGTCAGCAGACGCTGCGGTTTTCCCTGGCTGGCCAGCTTGCGCAGTTGCGACATCTCGTTGCCGGCGCCACGGAACAGCGGGTAGACAACGCCTGGCAGTGTCATTGTGGCCGAGCCCGGGCCGGTGTACTGCAGTGCAGGCATCTGCCCGACGCGATCCTGGGCCTGCCAGCGGAAATCGTTGGACTGCTGGATCTGCTGGAACACGGCCGTGTTGAAGCTGAACTTGAAGCCGCCCAGCATCAGCAGTACCGGCGCGTTGCCGGAATCATTGCCCTTGAATTGCGACAGCAGCTTGTCCACTGCGCCGGTTACGAACTCGCGCTTCATGCTTAGTTCCTGTCTCCCAGGGTGGCGCGGGCCTGCACGGCCTGCTGGTGCTGCAGGGCGTTGGCGGTACGCCGTGCCAGCGCCTCGCTGGATTCACCCGGTTGCTGGTGGATGGTGATGTTGTTGGTCTGTTGCTGCTGCACCGTGGTGGGGGTGCGTGCGGTGGCAGACGAGGGCATCGGCGGTGCGGCGCGGCCTTGGGACGGCGCAGGCAATCCAGGTGCGCGGCGGTCCACGACGGCGCTGTGCAATCCGCCCACGGCAAGACGCACGGGTGGCATCGCGACCTTGCCATCCCTCACGGCGGCGTAGCCGGCGGCTGCGCCGTCGGCCATACCCACTGCCATACGCGCACCATCCACTGCTTTATCTTTGGCCATGCCCAGGGCGCTACCGACCTTGTCCATCACCCCGCCGACGAAGTTCATCAGCGGAGCCAGCTCGGCCATGATGTAGCCGATCGCCGCCGTTGCCTTTTCGGAGATCCAATCCCATACGCCGCCCAACGTGACGGAGATGAATCCAGCGACCGTGCCGATGACATCACCGAGGAGGGAGATGGCTTCAACCACAACCCCGACCACCTGGATGACCAGACGGAAGTTGGCCAGCAACGCCGTGCCCACCAGCGAGCCGATCTCCGCTACGCGCGAGAGTTCGTTGCCGGTGTACTGCGCGGGAGCCAGCATCTTGGAAAGCCAGTCCCATGCCTGGCCCAGCAGCCCGCCGACTGCTTCCCATGCCGGGCGCAGCGGCTCGACGGCGCGCATCAGTTCGCCCATGGCGGCGGTTCCTGCGCCGCTGAGGCCATCCCAGACGCCGCCGAGGAAGGCCTTGATCGGCTCCCAGTACTTGCGCACCAGCAGGGCGCCAGCGGTGATGGCGGCGATGGCGATGGCGATCGGACCGCCGCCGATGGCACCAACGGCGGTGGCGACCACGCGGAACCCCGATGCCAGGCGCATTGCCGTCGGACCGAACTGCCCCATCTGCGCCAGCAGGCTGCCGCCGCGGAACAGCTCGAAGGCCTTCTGCACCGCCAGGATCGGGCCCTGCAGGAACGTCCACGCATAGCGCACGCCGAGTACTGCAGTGCGCATGCCCATCAGGCCGACCACGACCTGGGTGGTATTGGCGATCAGCTTCGGGTTTTCCTGCACGAACGACGCAACCCCGTTCAGCAGTTCGGTCAGCTTCACCGCCGCCTCACCCACGGCCGGCAGCAGCGCGGCACCGAAGGCCTTGGACAGGTTGTCGACGGCGATCTTCGCGCCTTCGATCTTTTCCGGGTCGGTCTGCAGCTTGGCCGCAAAGCCGCTGTCGGTGGTGCCCGCCGAGCTGTTGAGCGCCTTGTCGCGGATGCGGATGTACTCATCCCAGTTCTGGATCATCGGACGCACGAAGTTCTGCGCCTGTGCATCGCCGAACAGCTTGCCGATCTTCGCCTGGTCACCGGCAGTGGCCTGGATGATCGCCTGCATCGCCGCGTCGAACGGGTTGCCACCGCTGCTCTGCGCTTCGCTGATGATCCTGCGCAGGTCCAGCTTGAAGCCCTTCTTGGCGCGTGCCTGCAGGTCGGGCGAGAGGATGCTGGCCATGAAGCGCTGCATGTTGCCGGCCGCTTCGTCGGCTCCACCGGCGCCTTGCCGGGCGACATCCAGCGCAGCGCCCATGGTGGCGGCGGCGGCGTTGCCGTGCATCTGCAGCGACTGGAATGCGTTGCCGAGCACCGGCAGTGCACCGGCCATGTCCTTCAGGCCCAGGCCACCGTTCCTGCCTGCCACCACCAGCACATCAAGCGCCGATTGCAGGCCGGCCGGATTGATCTTCAGTGCCTGCTGCAGTCCCGATGCGGCCAACGTGACATCGTCGATGCTCTCGCCGGTAGCGGTGGTGGTGCGGCCGATTGCACCCAGGCTGGACTGCGCGGTCTGCGCATCCAGGCCTGCGGCGACCAGCTGGCTGACTGCGCGCTGCAGCTCGCCCGCGCCCTGGTGGGTGCGGCTGGATTCGGCAAGGATGGTCTGGCCCAGCGCAGCGACCTGGGCGCGGGTCAGGTTGGCGGCGTTGCCGATGGCCTGATTCTCGCGCGCGAAGCCGGCGGCATTCTCCACCGGTTTGGCCAGCGTGGTGATGGCGCTGCCGAGCATGCCGCGCGCATCGCCAAACGCCGAGCCCAGCTTTTCGCGCTTCTCAAGATTCGCCGTGCGCTTGTCTTCGATCCGCTGCAACGCTTCCTGGGAAGCGCGCAACGCATCGGCCTCGGCACGCATGCGGGCGAACTGGTTGCTCGATCTGCCCATGACATTGAGCTTGCGCTCGAGCTTGTCGGCTTCATCGCCGAGGCGCTTCAGGCCATCGTTGCTGAAGGACAGTGCGTCCTGCAACGATCGGGAAACCGAGCCACCAATCGTGATCGTTGTCGTTTGAACGTTACTCGCCATGTACCGGCAATCCCTGTATCCACCAGATGAATTTCGACACCCGCAGCGTCATGATCTCGCGCAGGCCCCAGCCGGTATGGCCGGCCAGGGCGAGCGCTCCCTGCCTGATCTGCGGCAGGGTCAGGTGGTAAAAAGCGCGACGCCGGCCTGCAGGCGGGCGTAGTCGCGCAGCGGCATCCTGCGCACGTCATCCGGTGCGATCTCGCACAGGTTGGCGATCATGCGCACCTCGCGCTGGGCGTCGGTGCCCTTGTCGTCCTGGTAGCGCTCCATGTCTTCCACGGTCGGTTCGCGCATGCGCAGCACGGCGGTGTCCACGCCATTGACCTGGCGCGGGCGGGAGAGGGTGATTTCGGCATAGCCGTCGCGTTCGATGACGGTGTCGGTGGTGGTCTTGGTCTTGCTGGACATGGATGTGTTCCCGGATGTCGATGGAGTTGCGGTGGATCCGGGGGCGCTGTGCGCCCCCGTGTACGTCGAAGTGGTGCCGGGAATCAGATGCCCAGGGCGCCGCGGATGCCGGCCAGTGCGTCCACGCCGCCCTGGCGGGCGATCATGTTGGTCACGTCGATCTCCTGCACGACCTGCACGCCATGGGTCAGCTTGTAGTAGCTCAGCGCCAGGGAGACCTTGACCGTGCCCTTCTCGCCGACCTTGGTTTCGCCGCGGTCGAGGGTCTTCACCTTGCCGCGCATGTTGTGCACGACCGAAGTGACCGCGCCATCGTCGGCTTCCAGCGCCTCGCGGGCGGTGAAGCCATACTCCTTGCTCTCGATGACGTGGAACTTGGACATGATTTCCGCGTCATCGGAGGCGAAGGTGACCTCGGCGGTCAGCTTGTCGTGGCCGAGCACGATCTCCGTCGGGGCGAGCATGCCGCCGGCCTGGAAGTCCTCGGTCTTCAGCGACAGCTTGGGGGCAGTGAAGGACATTACGCTGCCGGCAAAACCCTTGCCGTCGACGTAAAAGTTGAAGTTCTTGCGGATCTTGCGCGCCATGCTTAGAAGATCTCCGAGACGTAATTGTTGTTCATGTGCATGCGGAAGGTCAGCTGCTCACCCGGGTAGGTCGGGGTGAAGTCGAAGTCCCAGTAGAAGCGGCCATCGGCCACGCTGTCGGCTGCGTTCAGTTCCGGGTCGATCCAGCAGTTGCCGCCCAGGATCGCGCCCTGCGTCTTCAGGCCGCGCAGGAAGGCGTTGACACCCTCGCGCACGTCATCGACGTAGGTCTTGCTGATGCCGCGGTCGACGGCCCACAGGTGGGCAGCCTCCAGGCTGTCGGCGATGATGTCGGCGGTGCGCACCACGCACAGGAACTGCCACTTCGGATCGATGCTGGCGGTGCGGTTACCCCACAGGCGGAAGCCACCTTCGCGGATGATGGTCGCCACGTTGGCCTGGTTCAGCAGGTTGGCGCGGCTGGTCGCATCGGACAGGCCGAAGTCGATCGCACGCGCAGTGCCGACGATGCCGTACAGCTCCTGGTTGGACGGCGATGCCCACCAGCCGCGTTCGTTGTCGCTGCGGGCGATGGCACCGGCCACCGCACCGGAGGCGTAACGGCTGACGATCGCTTCACCCTGCTGCACCAGCACGGCCGGATCGACCACGTAGACACGCTTGGAACCGGTCAGTGCGGTGGTGGTCTTGGCTGCATCGTCGTTGCTGTTCGGGCCATCCTTGATGATGATCGCGCGCAGCTTGTCGGCGATGCCGAGCAGCTCGGCCACGACCGGGTTGGCCAGAACAGTGTCCGGACTGGCTGGATCAGCCGGGTGCAGGTGGGTGAAGCCCGGGGCGACCAGGATGCGCGGCTTCACGCCGACGATGGACTTGGCAGCCAGCAGTGCATGCACGCCGGAGTACGCGCCGGTCTGTGCGTTCACGCCGCCGAGCACGTTGGCCAGGGTAGCGCTTTCGTTGGCGCCGTTCTCGACGCGGATCACCACCACGACCGCCGACGACTGGTCGAAGATTGCGTCCAGCGCGCCGGGCAGGGTGCCGGCTTCGGTGCCGGTCTTGGCCGACAGTTTGGCGGCCTGCGAGGGCGAGGTCACCAGGACAGGCGTGTTGATGGGGAAAGCGTCGGCGTCGGCCAGCGGCGCAGTGCCGACGATGCCGATGACGCTGGTGGATGCAACAGCGATCGAGCGCGCACCGGTGTCGATGTTGACGACCTGTACGCCGTGGAGAAATTCGGTCATTCGGAGAGGTTCCTCGGTGTGGTGGTGTGCCTGCAGATGCAGGCGACGTGTATATCTTCGGAAAAGGCGACGACGGCGATAATTGCAGCGGTGGCCCAGTGATCGATCAGACCCAGCCGGAGGCGCTGACGCTGGCGCTGAAGCTGGAGACCTGCGGGTTGCCGCCGGCACGACGCAGGTGAACGTTGATGCTGGTAGAGGCACTTTCAAAGCTGGTGGACCTGGCGGGCACACTGACGGATACGCCTGCCGATTGCGTCGATGCCAGCGAGGCGAACGACGGTGCGCTGTTGCTGAAGTACGCCGCGCCCTGGTTGCTCACGCTGAACTGCACGTCGTACTCGGACACACTGGCGCCGGCCGGAAGCCAGCGGCCGGAGGCAACCACGGTGTTGCTGTTGTTTCCGCCGCCGGTAACACTTCGACGGATGCTGTAGTTGCCATCGGACAGCATGTCGATCGAGACCGATGCCGACGCTGATCCGGTCGAGTTGGTCTTGGCGCTGTTGCCTGCCGAATAACCCTGGCCATGGAATGGCAGGCGATAGCTGGCGCTGCCACGCGCCGCCCACAGGTTCGATACGTCCATGCCGCCAATGCGATAACCCACGTCACCACGTTTGCTGCCGTACTGGATGTGGGCGTAGCGACGGCTGAGGTCGGTGCCGCCCACGCGCAGGCCGGAGTCCTGTGCAACGGGGCCTTCCACGTAAGGATCGAACAGGTCGTCGAAATCAACGCCTGCCGAGCGATATCCGCTGGCCATGTCAGCGCTCCGCCTTCAGTGCGCGCACTTCTGCGGCCAGTTCCTGGATGGCTTTGGCCATGACCGGCAGAAGCTGGTCGAGCTTGACCGTGGCGACGCGTTCACCGTTGAACTCGATGCCTTCCAGGTCCACAGCTTCGGGTACCAGTTCGGCGAGCTGCTCAGCGACGAAGAACAGGCGTCGGCGGCCGTCGGAGTTGTACTCCGGTTTGTAATGGCCCGTAGCCAGTTCCATGTGCTCGACGGCGGCCAAGCCATAGGGCACGGAGCCGTCGATAGCCTTCAGTTTGCGCGAGGAGCCGACATCAAAGCCGCCACCAGCGGTGCAGCTGCCCTTGATCGTGGTGTTGCCCCAGGTCTTATTGATCTGGAACAACCATTGGTTGAGACCTTCCTGCCACCAGCCAATGTTGCCGGATGACTGATTGACCACCAGTCGAATCGTCTCTGTGCCCGGCCACTCGTAGCGAATCTGGTTGTCGATGCCTTGCAGGATCAAGCCGCCGGGAAGTTCCAGGAAAGCGTCATCCCGCAAACGCATCGTCCGCCGATGGTTCGTGCCTGCGCTGGAGTAGAAGACGTGGCCGCCAGTTCCGCCACCTTTGAAATTGTAGTACTCCGAGCAGCCGTAGCCGTTCTCGCCGCCATTCTGGTTCCAGGCAATGCGAGTGCCATCCGCGTTGTGCGGAATATGCAGGCTGGTCGGACGGAACTCGCCAGAGCCGTTCATGGCTGCGCAGATGGAGCCGGTCTTGTTGGCCCATGTGAACGCATCAGCCCGCATACGCATATGCGCGTCCGGGTTCTGCGAGTTGTTCAGGCGCGCATCCATGTAGACCACATCCGGTCCCGTGCCGATCCAGCCGTTGGCATTGCTGCCGTTCTTCAACCACAGTTCGGTAGTCGTCAGAGAGCCGGACATCACGTCGCCACCCTTGCTCACCTTCGCCGCCGGGTCGAAGTTGCCGCTCGTCCAGATCGATCCGCCTGCATTCAACGTGGTGGTATAGCCACCCGCCGAGTTGGCGAAGGTGAAGTTCGGGCCGTTCTTGAAAAGGTACGAACTGGCGTCGCCCAGGACCAACACGCCATCATTGGCGACACCACCCCAGCCATACGAGCGCAGCGAGTTTCCGTTTACTGCGACGTGGCCGGTGAACGTACCCCCGGTCTTGTCCACTTTGGTGTCCGGCGCAAAGTTGCCGGCATGCCACATTGCAGAGCCATTCCAGCGCGGGGTATCGCCGTGCTTGATGGTCAACTCACCGTTCGCAGTGCGGTCGGTGTTGTAGACGCGCCAGATGCCAGAGTTGGCCCAGCCACCGATAAACGACTGTTCCGCGCCGGCCGAGCCGAAGCCAACCAGGGGGGCGCTACCGCCGACAAACTGCTGATCGGTGAAACTATTGGTTCCCTTGACCGCCTTGGCATCCAACACTCCCTGCAGCCCGGTCACATCCGCGATGACATGCTTGTGGCCGACAGTAGCGAAGTCACCCGCCAGGGCGAACGCGGATGCGTGCTTGCCATCCAGGGTATCGGCATCCAAGCCGTTGCCATGGCCAGTGTCCTTCAGTGCGGCGCCCTTCAGCTCCAACGCGGTGCGTGCGGCGGCCGTGGTTGCGGCAGACAGCAGGGTCCTGGCCAGTGCAGTGGGCGCGGCCGCGCCAAAGCGCTTGTCGGTGAATGCACGCAGGCCGCGCGGAGTCACCGCGCGCTGGGTGTCAGCCGCGTCTTCCGCTTCGGTGTTGGTGGCCAGCTCGACCACACCCAGAACCTCGGTCGTTGCCGGCGGGTAGATGAACTCGGCGTTGCCGAACTGGATCTGCGTGATGTCCACGTCAGTGAAACGCGCATCGGTGGCCAGCAGCAGCATCGACGCAGCCGATTTTTCCATGATCGGATCGGTCTGGCCGTAAGTGGCGAACAGCGTGCCGTCAGCCAGGTACAGGCCGAATCCGCGCAGCGAATAGGCGGTGGCACTGTCGTCGCGGATGGTCACGTGCAGCGTGTCATCGCCCACGGCCTGGCCGCCGAAGGTCGCGACCCGCTTGATCTCGCCTGGCAGCGCAGTCAGGTCGCCCGAAGGTGCGAATGCCGTGGACGTCAGGCCGATCTGGGTGATCAGAACGGCATTGGTGCCGGTGTTCGGCGGATTGACCAGCTTGGCGAAGCCGGCGTCGGTGATTTTCAAGCGCATGCGGGGTTTACTCTCCGATCAGTTGGATGCGGCGGAAGGCCGTGGCGTGTGCGGCTGCAAGCGCGCCGATTGCTGCGTCGGCCTGCATGCCCTGGGTGAAGGTGAAGTGCGATCGCACCGGCTTGGTGCGGGTGATCTCGCCGATGACGTCGTCGACTAAGATGGCGGTGGCCGACGTGCCGCCCTGGTTGGCGATGGTCATCACCGCTTCGAAGGTGTGCGGTGGTCCCTTCGGTTGCAGCTGCCACCACTCGCGGATCAGTACAGAACCACCGAACGCAGCAACCACATCGCGGACGCTGCCCGCCGTGCCCTTGCGGCGCTGGATGGCGATCGCCGCACGCACGCGGGCGCGTTTGACCGGTTCGGGCCAGTACGCCTTCCATTCGTCCACCGAGAGCGCCCATGCCAGCCAGGGCAGCAATGCGGCCGGACAGCGATCGGCATCCCACAGCGCGGTGATGTCCACCGGCAGCGGGCGGGCAATGATCGCCTGCGACAATGCACGCTCGGCCTGGGTGGCATTGGGCGGCAGCAGGTTGGCTGAGGCCGGCACCCGGACCTGTGCGTCGCCGTCGATGATCACGCCAGGGGCAGGCGCGGTTGCGAGCGTAATCACGCCACCGCTGATGGAAACATCGTCCACGCGCAGGCGCCCCTGCGCATCCGTGCGATATACCGCCTGCGCCGTTGCCAGCATACCGCCGGGATGGCGGAATACCTGGTTCTTCCCATCAACCGCGCCACGCAGACGCGCATTGACCAGGCGCGTGGTGACCTCACTCATCGTTGCCACCATGCGCCAGCGTGACGGCGGTGCAGTACGTGGCCTGGGTGCGGTCCACCACCACGTCCGCGGCGGGACTGTCGATCACCACGCGTTGTACGCCTTCGGCATGCAGTGCTGCGAACAACCCGGAGCGGGTCACGTCCCGGCCGAGCCGATGCGATTCGACGATGTAGCGGTCCAGGCGCGTGCGCGCTTCGGCCAGCACGACCTGCGAGTCGGGTCCAGCGAAGGTGTACAGCGTAGCGGCGACGGCGTACTTGATGACTGTCGCCGGTTTTACCAGCACGTGATCGGTCAACGGGCGCACGTCATCCGCGCTCAGCTTCGCCTCCACCACATCGAGCAGGCCCTGGGTGGCGGTGCCGTCGGCTTCACGCGACAGCACCGACACCACCACTTCGCCAGGCGTGCTGCTGGTGGCGCTGGCGTCCAGCACGCGCGGATCCGCGCTCAGCGCATGGAACACATAGGCACCTTCCGGTCCTGCCACGCTGAAGCCTTCCGGCCCGAGCTGGATGCGGCGACGGAAGTCCTCGTCGTTCTCGTAGCGGGGAAGGATGCCTTCCTGTGGCTTGCCCGGATCGAGCACCAGGCGTGTGATGCCGAAGATTGCCGCCAGCTGATCCAGGTCGCTGCCCACCGCATAGGCGAGCATGACACCGCGCGCGGCATCGTTGACGCGCTGGCGGTCGAGCAGGCGCAGGTAAGTGCAGACTTCGAGGATCTTGAAGGCGGGGTCCGACGGCAGCAGCGCGTCGAACGTGGGGTCCAGGGCCTGCAATGCCGTCAGCGACTCATCGAACATGGCTTCGAAATCGAGCACTTCGATGACCGCCGGGGCCGGCAGCTGGGAGAGATTGACACTGGTGAACGAGCCGGATGCCACGGTTAGCGAACCTCGATTCCTTCGATGGTGATGGCCTCGCCATCGGGCAGGTGGATCCCGGTTACTGCCAGGATCATCACGCCGGGGGCGGGGAGGGAGACGTCGACGTTCTCGACGTGAAGCCGCGGTTCCCATCGCGCGAGTGCGTCGACGGTGGCCGCGATCAGGTCCATGCGCAGCGAGCGGTTGGTCGGCGCATCGATCAGTTCGAAGATGCGCGAGCCGTACTCGCGACGCAGGACGCGGGAGCCAAGGGGTGTGGTGAGAACGTCACGCACGGACTGGTGCAGATGGGCCAGCCCATCTAGGGATTTGCCGGTGTTGGCGTCGATTCCTCGCATGGTCTCTATCGTCGTGGAGTACGGGTTTTCAGGGCATTGCAGCGATGGCCCATCACGGCTGTGCAGGCGTGGTGGGTGCGGTCGGGCCCTGGGCGGTGTGTTTGTGCGACTTCAGGCTGATGGCGCCGGCTTTGACGTCGGCCGATGTGCTGATGTCCTTGCCCGCTGTGATCGCACCGGTGACGTCCAGATCGCCGGTGGCCTTGACCGCCGGCGTGTCGAGCAACACCGATTCGCTGGCATGCACTTCTGCGTTTGCGCAGTTGACGATGACCTTGCCGCTGCCGACGGTGATGGTCAGCGTGGTGGTTTGGCGGTCGTACTCGACGAGGCTGCCGTCGGCGTACTGCGTGCGCTGCAGCTGGCGTGTATCGGCCGGTGCGGGAAAGCGATCCTGGTACAGGCTGCCGAGCACCAGGGCCTGGCCGGGGTCGCCATACGGGCATGCCAGCACCACCTGTTCACCGGGCTCCGGCGCGCACCAGCTGCGCACGCCGGGTCCCGCGCGGCGTTCCAGCCAGGGAATCCAATCGGTGAGCATGCCGTCAGCATCGACGCGCACGCGGCCGCCGGCTTCATCAAGTTCGCGCACGACGCCGATCATCAACAGGTTGCCGATCAGCCGGGCGTGTTCGGCGCTCATGGCGTGTCCTCCGCGAGCGGCTGGTAGCGCCGCTCATGGGCCCGGCCGATCTCCGGTGCGAAGCTGTAGGACGCGTGCGGTACCACGCCATCGCCGTCCTCCCAGGCATTGCCGCCCAGCACGATGGGCACTGACCATTCCACGATCCACGTGCGCAGGTCGGGCTGCGCCGCTGCGGCATCCTCTGGAAGCGCTGCGATTACCTCGATCGCGCCACTGGGCGCACCGGGAAAGCGGCCGAGCTGATGCAGCCAGGTGGCGAGGTTTACAGCGATCCGGCGCAGCTGCAGGGCAGAATCGGCTGCCGCGGACTGCACGGAGATGCGTGCTTCAAAGCGCAGCACGGCCTGCAGTTGGCCGCTGCCATCATCGCTGTCCTTGCCGCGATCACAGCGGGTCATCGCCAGCAGGCAGGCGGGCGTGGGTGGCGCACCACTGTTGGCGTCGCGATAGAACTCGACGGTGGCGAAGTCCGCAAAGCGTGTTCGGATCGCCGCTTCGATGGCGGCGTGCAGCGCGTCGAAGGTGGAGGAAGGGGTATCGGTTGCCATGTCAGCTCATGCGATGAATGGAAGGAAGAACGCGACTGGCCGCAGCACGCGCTTTCTGCAAGCAGTGTTGCCATTGCCCGGGGCGCGGGACATTGCACGCGTGGCCGTGACTGGCCCGCTCAGTGCTCGTGTGGGCCGCGATGTCTGGTGTTGCCCGCGGGGATGCAACCGGCAGGCGTCAGCGGTGCTGCACCATTGATGGTGAAGCCGTGCTGGCTGCCGAGGCTGCACAGCAGGGCGCGCATCTGGTCGGCCAGTTCGTGGTATTGGCGCGCCACGGCAACGTGGTTGCGCAGCAGCGCGTCGTCGTCGGCAGCCTGCAGATCGGGCAGTTCCTGCGGCGCGCGCAGTTGTGCCGGTGCAATGCTGAGGTCAGGGATGAAGAGGGCGGCCGGCATTGGCTTCGCGCCAGATGCGCACGAACTCAGCATCAGCATCGCCGCGGTCGCGGCCAGGGTTCTTGGCATGGGTGTCGATGTCCTGTTGCAGGGTGATGAACTGCTGGGTCCGCCCGGACTGCATGGCCAGGCGCTGTGATTCAGCCTGTGCACCGGCCTGTGCGTTGGTGTGGTCCTGCTGGCGCGCGACGAGCGCGGTGTCGGCACGACCGGTCTCCTGCGCGGCCTGTAAGCGCATGGCGGCGAGATCCGCGTTGCGGTCGCGCAACTCCCAGCCCAGCCAGGTGCAACAGGCGTGGCTGGCAACCAGGCCCAGCAGGGCGATGCGCAACCTCAGCGGTATCGGCATCACTGCAGGAGCCCGCCAGCGGCGCGATAGGCGGCGCGCAGCGTTTCCAGCGCATGTTCCTTCTGCCCGTAGCCGGCGCCCGGCAGCGACGCCCAGATGCGCCGGGCGGCGGCGACAGCAGCATCGAATCGGCCCAGGCGGATCAGATCGTAGGCGCCGCATTGCCTGAGCAGCGCCACCGCCGCGCGGTCCTGCGAGACCGGGCCGAAGTCCGGCAGGTCCAGGCGTGCACGCAGGTCGTCCCAGGTGCTGCGCAGGAACTGGTAGCGGCCGGCGGCGCTGGACTTGATGCCGTAGCGCGGCAGCGACACCAGAACGCGTGGATGGTCGCGATGGTCATTGAACAGCTGGCCGCCGACGATCACGTCGTAACCACGATTGCGGGAGCGCTGGGTGGGAATGTCGGTGCCTTCGGATACGGCCAGCATGTCCAGGAACGCGGCCACGTTGGCGCCGCCGAGGGCGCTCGCTGCGGCGGCGGTCATGCGGCTGCTCCCGACCGTTTACGCACCAGGTCCAGCAGCGCATCGATCTGCACGCTCTGCTGGGCGATCTGTGCGCGCAGGGCGCTGACTTCACCACGCAGCTGGCCGATCTCCTGGGCCATGGCCTCGCGTTCGTGCATCAGCCCATCGGCGCGTGTGCGTTCGGCAGACAGCTGTTCCTGCAGGGTGCGCAGGGTGTTGCTGGTGGCTTCATCGGCGGTGCGGTCGACCTTGGCCGATGACAGCCATTGCCGCAGCCACAACGAAACTGCGATCAATACCCCGGAGGTGCCGCCGAGGTACTTGGCCCAGTCCGGTACGCCGGCCAGCAGGTCGGTCTCGTTCATGCGCGCGCGTATCCCTTCAGCAGGGCCGGATGGACGGCCGGGGCCGGCGTGGAGCGGGCACCGCGCACGGCGCGCTTGATGGTGGTCTGCGATACACCGAACTCCTGCGCGACGTGTTCGCGGGGCATGCCGCTGGCTACCGCCCGGGCAATCTGCTCGCGGCGCTCATGTGCACTGGCGGCGAAGCAGGACGCCAGGAACAGCAACTCACCGCCGAAGTGCGCGACCAGGCGCTGGGCCGTCTCCACGCCAAGAATGTCGATCAGTCGATGCTGATCGGGCAGGGTGGAGGGTACGTAGACGATGACGCGGTGGCGTCCGGTGGTGCTGGAGGTGGTCGGCGGCCATGCACGCACCAGCGTGAGGGCTGCGGATTCGCCGATGACCTCGGCAAGGGTCTGGATGCTGTCGGGCAGGGCGTTCATGGCAAGGTTGGTCAGTGGCATTGGTATCCACTGTTGCCATCCCGTCGATCACGTCAACACCTTTCATCTACTTTCAGAGCTTGCGACTGAAGACATTCAGATGCGTGCGCGAGGACCGGCGAGTACCTGCATGCGCAGGTCTGCGATGCGGCCCTGTCATGCCATCCGGCCTTGCCTGTGGTTTCGCTGGTTCTCCCGTACTCCTTGTCCTCACCTGCTGGAAACGGAGACAGGGCAATAGGGGACGGCAGGTACAAGGTGAGGACGGCCACGGTGTTGATGCTCTTGCCGGGCGCTTGGGTGCCTGAAACGAAAAAGCCCCGGACGGTGCCGGGGCTTCAGGACTGCAGGTGGTGCTGGGTCAAAGGTCGAACACCAGGTTGCCGCCGGTCTTGCGCGGAATGTAGCCGGCATCACGCAGCCAGCGGGCTGCATTGACCTGGTCCATGCGCTTGACCGGGAAACGGTTGGCGAACATCAGGAAGCGCGCCACGGTGATCGACTCGCCCTTGCCCTTGAGCGCGGCCAGCGTCTCGATGAACCACGGAGCGGGGGGCTGCTGGTTGCCGGGGCGGGCGGTGGTACGTGCCTGCTTGGCGGCAGTAGCCTCGGACTGGGCGCTGGCCAGCGAGCACAGCGAAATGAAGATCGCATCCAGACTCACGATGTCCTTGCCACCCTTGGGCTGCGACTTGAACAACGCGATGGCCTTCTGGCGTGTCGACGTGAACTGTTCGACCTCCATGACATTTCCTCTTTGCGAAAGCGGTTGGGGATGCAGGGTGACGGCAGGTGCCGTCATTGATGGGGGACGACCTTACATCATTTTCGCCGATGATGGGCCGGAACCTGCGTTATGGATGAAGAAGCAACGGTCCGGCCCGTCGCACGGCGGCGGCTCCGGCAGGCCGTTCAGATCACGCCACGGCACATCAACTGGTCCAGTGCCATGCGCACCAGATCGGCCGCGCTGCGGTCGTTGTGCAGCTCGAAATCGATCAGCGCGGCGGGCAGCAGCTGGCCGCCGGCATGCAGGTCCACGCTGTCGTGGCCGGGGCGGGTGATGCGGATCACAGCGCCACCCTGACGGCGGATGGCGCGGGCCTCGTCAGCGGAATGGACATCGGGAACCAGGCCACCTTCGGGCAGGCGCGAGAACAACGAGCGTACCCAGAGCTCCGGATGGACATGCTCGCGACGACATTCGGCGCTGGCACGTGGCCGCACCGGGGCCGCGAAGGTGTCGCAGCGCAGGGCCAGCGCCGAGGCCAGGCCGTTGGCGAGGGTGTCCTTGCCCACGCCCTTGGCACCGGTGATGCCGATGTACAGCGGCGGCCGCGTCAACGGGGCGGATCGCAGCGGCACGCTGCCAAAGGCGGAACCGCAGCGGAATGCGGCCAGTGTGTCGGCGATCATGCGCTGGCTGCTGTCGAGCGAGGCGGGGATCATGCGGTAAGTACTCCTGGGGGAAGGCGCAGGCGCGGCGGCAGTCAGCACTCGCTGCCGGTGATACTGCGGGCGCGGAGGATGCGCTGGGTGATGCGGCCACCGCGTGCTGCGGCGGCGATCGGGTCGAAGCACAGCATGGCCGTGGACGTGCGGCGGCCGGCGGCGAGGTGGTCGCGGATGGTTCGCTGCGATAGAACCGGTACGCGTTGATGGATCTGCTGCACGGTCAGCTGTTCGCCTTCGAAGGCGTGCAGGCGGGCGCGAGGCATGGCTGGGCTCCTGGAAGGTGGCGTGGCCGTTACCCATATCTTGCCTTTGCAGCCTCTTCTAGTCAACACCTTTCATCTACTGTCATCCATTGCCAGGGCGCGGGGCTGCTGCGTCCCATATCCGCAGCGCAGCCGCTGCCAGCCGATCGCGCTCGGCAAGGCCACGTGCTGCCTGCACGCGCTGAAGGTACTGCTGGCGGTGCCGGCGAGGCCCGATCTTCATCCTGCGTCCGCGCGCATCGATGCAGTGGTAGCCGTCCAGCCCCAGCAGGTGTCGTGCCTCGCAGTCCAGGCGCCAGTCGGCGCTGCCGCTGCCGACATCACGTCCGTCGTGGGTCCGGGGCATCAGAACGGTCCGGCGGTGTGCTCGGCAACGCTGCGGCTGCGCGGTGGCATCAGCCACACTTTCGCCCGTTCCTTGCCGATCAGCCTGGTGCGTACGTCATGGCGCTTGACCACGTAGGCTGCCGCCTCGTTGACGTCACGGCGGTTGGGCTTTTCGATGCCCACTGCAATGGCGATCTCGGTGGCGCGATAGGGCACGCTCCGCTGCTCGACAGGCAGCGACCAGTCGAAGTGACGGTCGATCAGTTCGGCAATCGGCGAGATCGGCTCGTGTTCGCTGTTGGTGGCGTTCAGCGCGTCCAGCTCATCGCTCGCCAGATGCCAGGTTTCGCCGTTGCAATAGAGCGCGTGCGCTTCGGCCCAGACCTGCTGCATGTCGATCCGGGCAGGCTCGCCCAGCGCCACAGCGTGCACGGTCCACCAGCGCGTATTGCCGGTGGCATCGCGCAGGAAGCGTTCGTCGTTGACACTGGCAAACAGGATCGTGCGCCGCGCATAGCGCGATTCGGTGCGCGCATAGGGCCGCCGGATTTCATCATGGCTGCGGGAGATGAATGACTTCAAGGCGGCGATATCGGTGCGGCGGAATGTGGCATCTACCTCGCCCAGCTCGACGATCCACTTGGAAATGACCTGCTTGACGCTGTCCTTGTTGGCGGGGTCGAGCACCACGCCGTCGGCGATCAGCTGCAGCTCGGCCGGTGCCAGCTGCCGCGCCCAGCGCGTCTTGCCCAGGTTCTGCTTCGACACGAAGGTCAGTACGCCGCGGGCGACCACGCCATCGGGCTCGAATGCGGCGGCAACGCCGGAGATCAACCAGCGTCGCATCAGGATCTCCTTCAGCACGCGGCCATCGGCCATGCGTGTGGGCTGGGCTTCCTGCACCGTGTCGAAGAACGCCTGCAGGCGTGATTGTCCATCCCATGGCCGTGAGGTGATCCAGCTGGCGACCGGGTTGTACGGATTGGCCTCGGCCACCTGGCACAGGTTGGTCTCGAAGCTGGCGACGGCCATGCCGGCGCGGTGCATGCAGTCCATCACTTCGCCGGCGGCGACCTCCTTGGCGTTGTCCACGGTGGTCTGCAGGCCGGGAACGAGGATTTCCAGATCCTTGCGGATGACGTTGTAGCGCACGATCACGCCGGTGCGCCGGCACAGTTCGGCCAGGTTGCGCGCGGTCGGCAACGGCCGGCCACGCGCGCTGCAGTCGGGGAACGGGGTGAAGGTGTCGAAGGCGGAGAGGTTGCCAGGCACCAGATAGCGCGCGGCGGCCACTGCCGGCGCCTCATCTTCCGTGGCCGCTTCATCGGCGGTGGCGGCAGGGGCCGGCATCAGCTGCGCACGCAGTGCCTCCAGGCCTTCGCGCAGATGCAGGTCGTTGAAGTCGGTGGGGCGGTCATCCTCGTCATGCAGAACGGCGAACTCCGGCCATACCACGCGTGCGTCGATGTCCGCAGCGGCATGCGTTGCCTGGGCGACGCCGGGGTTGTCCAGCGGTTGCCGGGTCCATTGGTCATTGTCGGCGCAGATCACCAGGCTTGCGTCCGGCATGGCGGTGCGCCATGCGCGTGCGACCGCGGCCAGGTTGCCGGCGTCCCAGGCCACCACCACGCACCAGCCGGTCGCCTGATGGATGGAATCCGCCGTGGCGTAGCCCTCGGCGATGGCGATGGGCTGGCCGGACAGCGGCTTGCCGATGACATGGAAGCAGCCTTGTTTGCGGCCGCCCGCCAGGAAGTCCTTGTCGCGACCGAGCGCCAGGTCCATGCGTGGAAAGATCGCCTGCAGCGAGACGATTCGGCCCGCGGTATTGGTCACCGGGACCAGCAGTGCGTTGTCGATGTGCCGGAACACCAGACCATCGCTGTTGCGCACCGGCCACGCCGCTACGCGCAGCCCGTGCGCCTGGATGCCCTTGCGCACAAGATACGGGTGGCTGGCATCGGCAGGCACTGCACGGTTCCACAGGACATTGGCCGCCTTGGCCGCCGCGTCCTCGCGTTCGCGCTGCTGTCTTTCCCGCTCCGCGCGGGCGGCATCCTGGCGCTGCCGGATCGCGCGTTGTTCGGCGGCGGTCAGGAAGGTCGGCGACTTCGCGCACCAGCCCTGGCGCAGGCCGGTACGCCAACTGCCGAATTCGCCGGCGGGCACGTCGTCGCCGAACAGCACGGCCCAGCCATTGCGGGTGCCGCGGCGATCCCCTTCGACGTGGAAGCGTACCAGCGTGCCGTCCGCATTGAGTGCATCTCGGCCACGCGCATCAGGCACGATGCCGTGTGCGTGCATGGCCTGCAGGAATGCGGGAACGATGTCCTGCACTGGGTGCGGTGTATGCATTCGGCGGGGTCCCCTTGAAGCGTGGTTCGGTTCACAGCGGCCGGTTGCGGCCAGGGTGCTGTGTGCTGCCCGTTGAACGCGGGACATGCGGCGGCTGCCCGGCGCAACGTGGCCAGTGGGTGATGGAAGGTGGTGACGTCATCATGGTGTCGGAGCGGGCTTGTTTTTGCAACACCTTTTGACACCTTGCATCCCCGGCCTCGCATGGCGTCCTTGTCAGCGAGGGATCTGGGATGACAGTCGCAGATCGTCCTCATCGCGACGATGCGTCGCAGCCGGCGAGAACGCATCTTCCGATGATGCCGTTGCCGTTCGATACGGCTCTTCGCCCTCTCTCAACGCCCAACCCGGGCGCCATGCACAAGGAGTCCGCATGTCTGAAAACGAACCCGATGAAGCAGGCCTGTCCGATGCCGTGCTGATGCCGCGCACGACGGTCGCGACGTTCTCAATCGGTGCGACCACCTCCCGATAAAATACGACTGGCATGACGGACACCATCGACGAAGCGCAGGAACTGGAAGCGCGCCACCTGCAACGCGCCTTGGCCCAGCACGCAGTGCGGGCTGGCAACGTTGTTTCTCTCATACCTGCTGGGGAATGTCACAACCCGGACTGCAGCGAAGACTTCGAAAACGATCCGGCCAGACTGTTCTGTGGGCCTGCCTGTGCCGAGCGTTTTGAAGCCATCCATCAACACCGCAACGCATAG